CTCAATAGCGGCTTTAATTTTAGGATCACTATTATAGATCCTTTCACTAGTAGCTTTATTAAGACCTAATAAGGCAGCCATTATAGCAACATAACCGGCAGCCTTACTAAGTTTACCTTCGTCAATAGGACCCCCAGCATTTAAATAATATTTTGTTAAAAAGTCTTTTATATCAAAATTACCTTTATGTTGAGGATAATCTTGGTATACATCATCTAAAAATTCTTCTAATGAAGAAGATTCCATAGCTTTTATTTCAAGATCTTTAGCTACACCTTCTTTAAGAAATTCTTTTATATTTTTAAAAATTTTTTCTCTGCGATTTTTAAGGTATTTATCTGTTTTATCTACCTTACCATCGTTGTTGATATCATCGTCTTCTTTACCAACAGGGTCTAACTTTTTTTCATCTAAGAAGCTCATATTATTTATTTCTTTTTAAAGCTAACTTTAGCTTTTTTAGTGTTTTTAACAAATTGTTTACCTTTTTTACTACCCCTAACTTTTTTTCTAGAAGTAGAAGCACGTTGTGCTTTAGTAAGTGAATTTGCTTTTGCTCTAGGTAAGCAACGTTGGGTTGCTTTGCCTTTAGGCATAGTACCACACTTACCTGCTATATTTCCCTGGGTATCAATGCGAACCCAATCTTCTTTACCAAACCAATTTTTTAAACTTTCGTCTATATTACCCTCTATGACATTATATTCTGCTATTATAGCAAAATGGGGATCATTAAATAATTCCTCTAAATGTCTTAATACTTGAGGTTTAAGTTGGTTGTATAAAGATTCGTTTTTCTTTTTATAAGATTTTTTTCTTTTACCACCTGCACCTTTCATTTGTCCCTTGCAAACCTTTACAGCACGTCCAGAGAGATAAGCAGATGATTTTTCTCCTGCCCTTTTACGAGCAGCTATATAAGCTTTACCTCGTTTACATAGTTCTTCATATACTAAATCTTCAATTAATTCATTAATTATAGCATTAGTTTTAAGACTTTTACAATTATTACCATTTCCACACCCACAATCATCTTCAGCTACTTTTTTAGCACGTTTAGTTGCAGTAGCATACATAACAGCTTTGGCATCATCACCATAGCGTTTTTTAAAGTCAGCCTTAGCTCCCTTTAAATCTTTGACTATACGCTCTTTAGCTTTAGCTTCAGGTTTTGTTAGTTTGCGTTCTTGCATGTTTATAAATACTAATCATTAATGAACCATCTCCTTTTATAAGGCGATGCCATTGGTGTCTCTTAATAAATATAGGCCCATTTAAAGGAACAGGTAATTGGTCCTCAAATTGGAATTGCCAATTAGTTTTATTAAGAGCTGTAATAGTTCTGTCTTCATCATCCATATGCCATTTTAGGACTTTTGGTTTAGTTGAAGTAGGAAACAGACGACTTATGGTGCCGTCTGCTTCTATTATATCAGTATAAGGTTTACCAGTAAGTTGAGGCAGGTGTTCCAAGACCCAACTGTTTATGGTATCTAGGAAGATTACAACTCCAGTAACTAGCTTTAGTCCTATCTTTTTTATTCTTACAATCATGTCTTTTAGCAAATGCTTGGGAGGCTTTTTTATTTCCGATTTTTGCTTTTAATCCACCTGACCCAAATGTAACTTTTTTAATTTTTTTAGTTTTAGGGTTTCTTACATAAACATAGTATGCTTTAGGACCACCACGTTTAGGTTTATTTAAAGGTGGGTTTTTCTTTTTCTTTTTAGCAGCTTCACTTATAATAGTTACTAACTCAGATACAGATGGGTTTTTAGGGCTAGCTAGTTTACCAAAAATCCCCTGATCAACAGATATACTAAGGGGATCTTTATCCGTAAGGGCAGATGAGAGGTAATCGATACTAGTATCTAATGCTTCAATATCCTCTTCTCTATCTTCACCATCGTTTCTAGAAGTTTGAAGTACTTTTAATATTCTTTGAAGAATTTCAGACTGTTTAGCTAATTGGATTTCAAGTTTTTTAGCTTCTATTTCATTTTCACTTAAAATGTAGGGTAAGTCAAGGGGTACTATCTTACCTTCATACACTCCCTGACGACCCGCATCTGTGTGCATAAAATATTCGTCTGCTTCAGATAATTGTATTTTATCTAATTCCCATAATTTTCTAGTTTCAGCAAATAGTTTTACATGGGCATTAGAGCTGATTCTAAAAATAGATTCACCTAAAGGGATTTTATTATCTAAGTGGTATTGTAAATTTTCAGATACTTTAACCCCTTCATTAAGTTTAGTACCATCACAATCACCACAACCACAACCGCAGTCGGGTTTTCCAAATAGAAGTTCTTTAAGATTAATCATTTGTTTTGTTGTTTTTATAGTCTTTAATATTTTGCCTATGCTTAATGAAATTAGTTCTCATTTCTGAAAGGAACATTTTACTATCTATTCCCCCTTTCCATCTTTCAACTTCTCCCCTTTCAGAAACAAATTGTGTGTTAGACTCATTAATAGCTTCTAATAAATATTGCTCAAGATCATCTAAATATGATTCAGCGTTATTTGCTACTATAGCACGTTCATACTCTTCATACTTACCATCAATTCTTAATTGATGTTCCATATCAATAACGCAATCAAAGCACATTTTATGTATTTTATACATTTTAGAATCGTTGCGTTTTTTCATTAAATTGCCACAACAGGGACAAAATAATGGTAAAATAGCTTCTTTTTTAACTTTATCAAGTTTAGTATAAGTTTGTTTTATACCATTTTTAATAATCCACTTTTTACCTCCCTCTTCCCAAATATCACCTTCTTTATGGGTTTCCTGTTTAGAAGTATATCCTACTTGTAACTCTGCAGATTCGCCTGTTTTACCTTTAATAAGGTTACGCATACGTTCTACATCTTTTCTTTTAAATTCTTTATTTAACATCGTTGTTTATATATACAAAAAGACCCCTTCCTATTGTAGGAAAGGGTCTTTAATAAGCAAAATAAGATTTAATTAGATTACTGAGCTCCAGTTCCTAAAGAATCTAATAAACCACCTACTGCACTTGTAGCACCTACTGTATCGACAATGGGTCCTGAAGCATTTCCCTTATAAGGGAGAGGTGCAGTAATAAGGAAGTGGGCTTCTTGAGCAGCTCCAACTACATTATATGCAGTAAAAGGAACTTCAAGATCTTTGTTACCCGGGAGTTTTCTAGAGTGACGTGATCCGTCTAATCCAAACTCACCACTTTGAAATAATGTTAATAATCCGGCCATGATTGTTTTGTTTTTAAGTTGTTAAATTGCAATTGCAGTGATACATATTAGGGGTTTGTAGGAGGAACATCCTCTACGTTAAAATGAAATTTAATTGAAGGGTAAAAACGTCTTTCTCCTGGATCGTGCTCATAATAATTTGATTTTGATATAACTTCAAATTCTTTCTCTTCGGCCCAATTAATAACTTTTTCAAAGCTTCCATCAAATACTTCACTATTTCCTATAAAAGATATTTTACCATACCCTTTTCCTTTTAAGGGATCAGTATCGGGTCTATCGTTTCTAGGATCATACATTCCCATTGTAATAGAAATGTTATGGCTAGATTTTAATTGTTCTAATTCAGATTTAAATTTTTGTTCTAAATCTTTATACTCAAATAGTTCGTTTAATATAGTTTTTAGTTTCATTTTTTCTGGAAATCTGAGGATACACCTCCTGTTATAAATTTACCTGTCACTTTAAAGGGGCGATTTGATATTTTAGGATCACGTATAACTACGCCTTCATGATCATTAACAGAACCCATAGGTGAGTCTAATACATCTAAAATTTCATCACCCAACTTCTCAGTTGCAAGATATGTTGTAGCTCCTTGGATAGCTTTTTGAATATCTTGCTCGTTATCAAATAAGTCGTCTATTGTTTCTCCGCCAAATACTGCGAAATACACTTGCTTACTTAGTGCTCCGACGTCCTTGGTGCCTCCCGTCTCTAAATTCATTTTAATGCGAGCATCTGCGGGAATATCGGTAACATCATTCAACCATTGGGCGAGTGATTTGGTTTTGGCGCCTTCTGCGAATTCAATTTTATATTGTTGTCCTAAAGCCTTTTTAAAATCTGGATCCTTAGTAAAAGTAGTAGGGACTGAACCATATATTTCAAACCCTTTCTTTTTAGCAAATGGTTCGAGTTTTTTAAGTAATTCATCCATATCACTTTGGGCAAAATTCTTTTCAGAAGTAATACGTTTTGTAAGTATTTTACGGGCTCCTTGTACTTCTTTAGTTTCTACACTTAATAAACCATGAATAGCTAAGAAATTTTTACCATAATCTTGAACGTTTGATTTACCTGAAACATATTCCATGTTGAACATAATATTAGGATCATCCCATAGACCTAATGCTGTAAGTTCTTCTTCTATAGTAGGTAGGGCATTATTAAAAATATCTATAACATCTCCGCCTGCTTTAATCATACCATGACCAGCACCAAATCTGTCTTCTAAGTCAGCTTTAGTAACGCCCTTTAAATCAAGTGCCTTTTTTGAGCCACGGTCCATGGCGAACTCACGTTTACCTGCGTTATTTATTAATCTAATTGACGCATTTACGCCATCTATCTTGACACTACCTGGTGTTTTTTTCAAGCTATCAGCAGCTTGTTCAAATGATTTAATTAAATCTTTACCGGTTTTAACATTGGGTAAATCAAATGGGTGGGCCATATGTCCTGCGGCCCCTCCTTCGTTTAATATCTCTTCAGTGATTACATCTAACCACCATTTTTGTGAGAATAATCCTTCTTTTCTCATTCTTTGCGTTTTTCTTTTTGATGCTTCCTTGCGTTTAGTAATATAATCTAATGCAGTTTTTAAGCGTTTTTTAACAGCGGGGTCTTTAGCTCTACCATATGCTGCTCTTACACGTTGGTGAATTAGGTTAATAATTTGTGATTGGCGCGCGTGTGATTTAGTTTTAAATGACTTTTTAGATAAAGTATCTACTATATCTTGTCTTGTACTAAATTTAATACTTACAGTATCTTTAGGATTTTCATCAGTATATAAACGCCTTCCACTACCTTTTGGTTTTTTACCTGTACCTGTTTTAGGGTCTTTTTCTTGTAAGTACCCCATTTTTTTAGCTTTTTTACGATCGTTAGTAAATGTATCGCTTGCTTTATATCTAACTTGGGATACTTGGTTTGCCTTATATGGTGGGAAATTTTCATCTACGGGTTCATAAGCGGAACCATAGGGGGCAGCTTTACCTTTATGTTTCTTTTGAGCTTTAGGGTCTATGTTTTCTTTATGAGTTGTAGTTTTCAGCGTCTTAGCTAATGTAAGTGCTTTATAATATTTTTGATTTTTAGCACTCCTTTTATCCATTTTTTTAAGACGTGATAACTCTTTATTGATTAATGATAAAGGTATCTTTTCGCCTTTAGGGATATTTAAACGTTTTCTAACTGTACCCTGTTTTAAATTGCCCGCTTTTTTACCTTTAGCAGCCATTTTTTCGTAGGTATCACCTTCTTTTAAATTAACCCCCGGTAGATTTTCTTGAGCGTAATTAGTCCAAGTTTGTCTTACAGTGTTAATTTCATCTTCACTCTTAAATTGATCTACAAAATCATCAAAAAATTCTTCAAATGCAGCACTTAAACTAATTTTTTTAAATTTAGCTCTTTTATTTAAGCCTCTAACAAATGCTGGGGTTTCATGGTTTAAAATGAGATATTTATAAAATGGTATTTTACCTTTATATTTTTCAAATGATTCTTTATTAGGAAAATTATATTGAGCTAAGTGTTCTAATTCGTGTCTTACTGTTTCTTTAATTTCTGCATTAAGGTCATTAAATGATTCAGGGAATGATTCGGGATTATAGGTAATTTTGATTTGTATATCATCCTCACCGGCATCACCTTCTATGGAATATGGGATTAACATTTTTTTAGGTATAAATTCTACACCTATATCAAAAAATATCACATATTCTGGTCCCTCTAACCAATATTCAGACCATTCTTTGTTTTTAAAAGACTTACCTAATTGGTCTTTAAATTCAGTAAATATAAGGCGTTGTATCTTTACAGTACCTTCATCATATTTGCTACCTTCATATAATTTTCTGCGTAATCCTTTGGTTAACTTATCAGGAATTTGATACATTTGGTCTCCTTGTTTAGAAAAGAATTTACGTAACTTTTTCATATTAGCCATATGTTTGGCCATTTCCTCTCTATTCATAGTACCCATCATCATTTCATCTACCTTAGTAGGCATAGTACTATCTACTAGTTTAGTCCAAAGTTCTTCTTTAATTTCTTCGGGTAAAAATTCTGGAATATATTTAAAAAATTCTTTTTTATTATTAGATTTAATAATTTCTCTCATACGAGTACCTGAAATACCCCCGGCTTGTGGTGGAACTAATTCAATTTCTGCATTAATATTGCGAGGTTCAGCAAATTTAGGGATATTATTATAACGCCCATCTTTAGCATCTTTTTCACCCATACCTAAAATAACTGTAGATCCTTCAGGGGCTATTGTTTCTACAAAATCATACACATCTTTTACAGGAGAAGGTGATTGTGCTACACTTATAATTAATTTTTTAGCACGTGAGTCAGGATCAAACTCTTTATAAAAATTCCATACTTCTAAAGCTAATTTAGACCCTATACCCTCTCTTTCTTTTTGCCCAATACGAACTATAACTTTATCGGCAAAATCCGCTAAATATTTTGCCATATTATAATGACCTAAATGAGGTGGTTTAAATCCACCCGGCAATAAAGCTATTTTCATTAAACTATAGTTTATTAATACATATTAATTATTGATACAAGATTTTCTTTTCTACTAAGCCTTGGAAAGTTAGTGGTTTTGCATTTTGTAGGATGTGTGTCATTTCAGTAAATCCTATTTCACCTGGATCTTTATCTTGGAGCTCTAATAAAAATATTTCTTTACCATATGCCATAAGTTCCTTAGCATATTTAAGGGAATCATTAATAGCATCCTGGTCTAGAGCAAGATATATTTGTTTTACTTTACTTCTAACAAGTTCTTTATATAAAGTTTTACTAATACGTTTACCAAATAAAGGTATAGCGTTACGTTTAAGTGCTATAGCATCAAATGCACCTTCACATAAAATTAAAGGTAAATTAAAATTAACTAACATATCAAACCCAATAATATCTTTTGATGTAGGGGGCAATTTATGTTTATGGTATGCATCTGGGTCAAATGAACGTCCAACCCAATAATTTAGAAAACCGTTTCTATCATAACTAGGGATAATAATAAAATTATTTAAAGGGCCATTTTCAATATACCCTATATTATATTTAACCACATCTTGGGCAGTAACCCCCCTAGATAACAAATAATGGTATGCCTTATCTCTAGTTAAGCCTTTACCTTTAATTAATGTAGTAAACCCTTCAGGTAATTGAAGTTGGTCTTTAGGTTTTTCTACCCGTTTGGTTTTAAAACTATACTGGGTATCAATACTCTGTAGTTCTTGAAACGCTGTATATGGGGCCTTAATAAATTTAAGGAGTTGTAACGCTCTAGCTCCCTTAAACCCACAAACCCAACATTGGTATTTTTGGGTTAATTTATTTAGGGTTAATTTTTTCTTATGGTGATTACAGTTGGGACATGTAAAAACTGCTTCGTCTCCTCCTCGGGCCATTTTGCTTCTTCCTAGGAGACTTTCGAGCAAATATACCAATTGATCTTCCTTCATGTTCCCAAGGTACAAAGGGGAGCTCAAATATCAAAATCCTTCTTAAAATATCGTCCTTCAATGTTGTCGTTTAAATATTCATTACTTTCTAAAACCTCTAAACTAAATAGATATTTATTTTCTAAATAAGTTAGTTCCTTTTTTGAGAAAGCTGGTTGGAGTATTTCACGTTTAAAATCAGCTTGATTACCTTTTTTAACTTCTTCCTTAATAAATTGGTGTGAACCATAATAGGTTTTCCAATCGCTTTCTTTTTGAACCATTTTAAATTTAGGTGGTCGACCTTTACCCTCGTGGAGTGCTAGTTCTTTTTTACCTAATTTTTTCTTTAAATTATATATTAGCGATTTTTTACCAATATATTTTTTACCAGTGGGGATGTGGGTTGTTTGATAAACATACCCATATGTACCTTCTGGAAATTCTTCATAACTATTTGGTACTATCATGTATCGAATCTTACAATAAATGTGGTATCGGTTTCATCCGACATTTTAATTGGTTGACCTAATTTACCTATTACTAATAACTCTCCTTCTTCGTTATATAAACCAATAGTAGTTACATATGGTTTAAAATTTGAACCAGTTGCAAAATTAGCTAATTCTCCATCTTCTGTAGTATTTTTCTGTATTCTAGCTGAAGGATTTAGTGTAAAATTATACTCATCTTCTCCAACAGTACATTGATATTCATGCTCAAATATTAAATGACTATTTTTAAACTGAAGGTTAAAATTATCTATATTACTATCTGTTACATAATTAACATTGGCAGTGGTATTTTCTAATAATAATACTTCATTATCAACAGACATTGTATTAGAAGTGGCGGTATTTATATTAAATGCATTAGAATAGGCTCCTAAATTATTTAGAATACCACCTTCCATAGCATTATTAAAGCCACTTATTACATTTAATGAAGATGTATACTTGTAGTAATTATATTCATTATCTCTAGATCCTGTGATTTCACCACCATCTATTACTAATATGGGAGAATTTAATTGAATAAGTGATGGATTTTGGACTGTAAATTCATCAGTAGAGGGTGGATTTTCCTCTATAGAGGTTGAAGTATAAGTTTGGGGGTTTGTACTACCCACATTAAATGGTGGTGTGTTATCTGATATTTTTAATTTAATTTTTACTAAACTAGATGAATCAAATAATTGACCCCCTGTGCGAACTATACTATTTGAAGGTTTATATTCTTCTAAGGAGGCACTAGCTAACTTTAAAAAGTCTCCTACAGAGGCATTATCAGTATAATTAGGGACAAGATTATATAACAAGAATTGGGATTTATATTCACCACCAGTGGTAGTATCTATAGTAGCTGATGCTGTTACCCATTGATTTTCACTACTGAAAATATTATTACTATCCGATATAAAATCGTAATTGTGGTCAAGTATATTACTTAAGGTTCCTTCGTCTTCTGTTCTGGCAATTCTCCAAATTAATTTATTACCATTAGTAAAATTATAGTTTAAAGACTGAGAAATTATATATCTTGAATTAGCACTAAAATCATATGTTTTTTCAACTACAAAAGGAACATTTATAAATGTGTTTGATTGAGTTGAAGGGGCCGAAGCTGTAATAAATAAATGTTGATCTATAGTAGCATATACAACATTAGTACTAGTACTTACTATACTAGCTGTAAGATTCCCTGTGGTGAAGGGAAAACTAGTATGGGGGCTTTGTATTTGGAGTTTATTATATGCTGGTAAAAAATTAGGTAATGTAGCTTCTTGATCAAGCACTTGGGTACTTGATGTAATATAATATACACCTAATTGTGCAAAACTAGCAGATTCAGTTGAGGGAGTGGGTTTTAATGTATTACCATCCGACTCTACAGCATCTAATTCTATTTTCATAGAATCGCCTGCTTTAAAATACCCTACTTCAACTGAATTATTTGTGGGTAATGTATTTGTATCATTACCAATAGGACTAGATGCCAATAATATTCCAGTGTGGGTAGATCCAGCGCCAAGAAGATTTATATCCCCAAATGAAGCAGTTACTAATGTACTTCCTGAGTATATTCTAATTCGAGGAAATGCTGAAGAAAAATTATTACTGATATTTAACCCACTAAAGACATATATTCCATCTGCACTAGCTGTGGTTTCATAACTAGCACTAAGTTGAGAAGGTGTTGAAGGTACTGAACCAGTAGCCCCTATTTCTACTAAAGAACCTGTAGCATCTATAGTTAACAAAGGAAATTGTGAAACTATTTGTGTGGGACTAGTAACACTGGTTATATTAAAAGTAGAATTAGTATATTCACTTACTGGACCTAATGTATTCATGTAAGGAACAGGTTCATTTGTAATAAATGAAGTAGATGAACCTAAATTTGCTGTTGTTTGTGCTATTATAGATCCACTGATTTCTTTAACTCGGAAATTTTTAATGTAAAAACCTTCACCTGGACTAAAAGCTTGTAATGTATTTTCTGAGGAAGTATCAATTAACTCTATTTTAGTACGTAAATAACTTAAATGAGTATTTATAGTACCATTACCATCTATATTATCAAGATCTATAAATTTAAAGAAAGAACCTGACACTGTTGCGGGACCATATAATGAACTTGTAATATTAGTAGCTACTCCTTGAAATACTCTCTCTAAAGTTATTTTTAAAGTTCCCTCAGTTATACTATTAAAATTAGGACCTGTAGCTTGGTTAGAAGCACTAGTATGAATTTCATCTATTTGAACTGTATATTTTTTAGTTCGATCATTATCTCTATCATCTAATACTATAGAATTATTTATTAAAGCTACTTTATTAAGTTTTCCTTCTTCAGGTAATTGGCTTATTACCTCAAGAGTAGCTTCAGTCATTTCTAATGAAGGATCACCCCCCATATCTATAGTCATATCATATTCATCACTAGCAGATATAAAACGTGTCACTGTTAATGGAGTTACGCTAAGGGGGGTTGTAGCGAATGGTATAGTAGCAGAGTCACTTGCTATAACAACAGATCCCGAACGTATTTTATAAGTAACTTGTTTAAATGTCCCTGAATCACTATTAGTAAATTTAGGAGTCATTTTAAATGAAAGAGACGCATTAGATCCTTCGGGCACATCAACAATCTGAATATCAGCATTAGCATTAAGTAATGTATATCCTCCGTCTCTAAAATTTATAAATCCATTTCCCCCACCGGAGGTTCCACCAATAGGAATACCTATTCTAGTATCCCCATTAGCATTTATACCTGA